TGCTTGGGCTTATTTTGATAAAAAACAATGAAAAACATTAACGATTACATAGTTACGTTTGAAGGAGTCATTACTGACACTTTATGCGACGCTATTCTTAATGAGTTTTCTAACGAAGAAGAGTGGCAAAAAACAGTAGTTGGCGAAGGTCGTGTTGACGGTAAAATTAGAACTGCAGAAACAATTATAATATCGTATTCCCATGTTATAGAAAAAAACCCAAAGGTAAGAGCAGAACTAGATAAACAAATTTTTGCTTCTGCTGGAAATGCTATAAAAAAATACAACGAAAAATTTAATAATTGCAAAATACAAGAAGATTCAGGGTATGAACTACTTCGATACAAAGAGGGGCAATTTTATACACAACACACGGATTCATTTAAAGCCAGACCCCGTGCGGTATCTTGTTCGTTTATTTTAAATGATGACTATGAAGGTGGTGAGTTTGCATTTTTTGACCGCGAGCTAAAGTACAAACTTAAAAAAGGGTCGTGTATTATGTTCCCTTCAAATTTTATGTACCCACACGAAATCATGCCCGTGACGAGTGGCACACGGTATTCCATCATTACTTGGTTCATATAGGATAAATCATGTTTGCTGGCTTTCCCTACGGCGGTGCCCCGTTTGCTGATGTAGGCGAGACAAGTCTTGGTATTTCAGTTCAGCTTACTGGAGTATCCGCTGTTGGCGTTGTAGGTACGGTTGCTGTTCAAACATCTAACAACTTAGATGTAACAGGTGTAAACGCAGTTGGTGCAGTAGGTACGATAATAATTGAAGCTGGTGGAAGCGTAGATTTAGTAAGCGTTGTTTCACCTGTATTGGTTGGTACAGCAAACGTAGAAGCTGATAGCAATCTTGATCTGACTGGCGTAAATGCAGTTGGCGTTATCGGTGATGTAGACGCTCAGGCTAATGCAGATGTGCTTGTTACTGGTGTTAGTTCGGCAGTTCAATTAGGAAACGTAGAAGTTACTGGCACTGCGGTTGTTGATTTAGTCGGTGTTACGGCTATTGGGGTTGTTGGAACCGTAACTGCCGCGGCTAATGCAGATGTTAACGTGACTGGGGTATCTTCAGTCGTTAATTTAGGTAACGTAACTGTAATTGGTGGTGCAGTAGTTGAGCCTACGGGTGTAGTCGCAGTTGGTAGAATAGGCGATGTTTCGGTAAATACCGATCAAATTATTGATGTTACTGGGGTCAGCGCAGTAACTAGACTTGGTAATGTAGAAGCTGCGGCTAGTGCTGATGTTAACGTAACAGGTGTGTCTGCTATTGGTGTAGTTGGTACAGTAACAGTAGCTGCAAATGCTAATGTTAATTTGACTGGTGTTAGAACTGTTGTTAGACTAAATAGGGTCAATGTTTGGGGGCTTGTTGATACTGCGCAAACTCCAAATTGGAATGATATAAACACGGTGAACACACCGAATTGGACAGAAGTAATAGCGGCTTAAGGATAAATTATGGCAAGTACATATTCACCAAGTTTAAAACTAACCCTGATGGGGGATGGCGACCAAGCGGGTCTTTGGGGTCAAACGACTAATACCAACTTAGGTACTTTGGTTGAACAAGCTATTACTGGGGTTACTTCGATTGCAATGTCAGATGCAAACTACACCCTAAGTAACTTTAACGGCGTATCAAACGAAGCTAGAAATGCTGTTCTTGTAGTTACTGGCGCAAATAGCGCAGTGCGGGACGTAATCCCCCCAGTTGTTAAAAAGCTATATACCGTGGTAAATAATACTTCAGGTGGTTTTGCTATTCGGATAATTGGCGCTACGGGAACGGGCGTAAATATTCCAAATGGTGCCGTTGTTCCTGTGTACTGTGATGGCATAAACTTTGATGTTGGATTAGCAGCGACGGTTGAGTTTGGTGGCACAGGTAGAACAAGTCTAACAGCCAATAACGTTGTTCTTGGTAACGGCACCTCTGCGGTTCAGTTTGTAGCTCCTGGTACAACAGGCAATATTCTTGCATCTAATGGAACTACATGGGTTTCTGTAGCGCCTCCTGGTGCCGAATTTAGCTCGGGCACTCGTATGACATTTAACCAAACCGCAGCTCCAACTGGCTGGACTAAAGATACAAGCACAGATAACGCTGGATTTAGACTAGTTAGTGGTAGTGTTAGTTCGGGTGGTACTGTTGATTTTACTACTGCGTTTAGTTCTTCTACAGCCGTAACGGTTACATCAATATCAAGTTCTGTAGGAGCTACTACATTAAGCACCCCTCAAATCCCTAGTCATACACATGTAATAACACAAAATAATATTGAAGGTGGTCCTGGCGGTGGTCCTTCATTATTTCCTGCTAGCGGTCCAGCAGGGACTACTACTACAGGTGCCACAGGCGGTGGCGGTAGTCACGTTCACCCGTTCTCGTTTAGTTCGGGTGCAGGTACCGTTGACCTCGCTATTAAATATGTTGATTTAATTATTGCTCAGAAAAATTAAGGACTAATATGATTAAAACTATTCAAGACTCGATGGACGGTGGCGAATTTAAGCCACGCCATACCGTTGAAATTTACTGTCCTAACTGCGGACGTGATGTAGACGAAACCGAACTGGCTATGAAAGTATGCGGTGACTGCGGGTTTGACCTATCAAATCCTGAACAGCACGTAGCTATCGTAGTGGCAAACCTGTCTTCTGGCGGACAAACTTTGTAATGTTATGGCTGGAAAGTTAAATGCAGACGATACGCTGACTAAAATATTAGCGTATGTAGACTCACCGTTTAAGCTGGTTGCTGTGGTTGTAATGGGGGTTTTGTGCTTTGGCGGTTACATTATTTATGACCATCGAGAGTTGATTGTTGGTACGTACAAGGAAAGCCAAAAGCTACCTAGTATTAACAAAGACAGGGTGGATGAAGTAGCGGTTCATTTGTTTAAAACGACCGATGCAACTGTAGTAACGATATTTAAAGTTAATCCCTTGCTTGCCACTCGAATACAGTACCGTGCTTACACAACGAATGGTCGGGATAAAACAAACGATGGTTTAGATGTAGGGTTGTTTACTTCTAATCAAGCAAATAACCAAGATGTAGTAGCTTTAATGGCTGGCAATATACCTTGTGGTGAATACAAAGCAGCCCAGTCAGAGATTGGCTTGTGGTACATAGAAAAAGGGATGCGGTATGGTTGCAGAATTAGTGTGCCGCCTGACCCCAGTAAGTTTGTAGGGCAGATTACCGTTGGCTGGGAAAAACAACCAGCCGATTTAGAACAGACAAGAGCAATGCTTTTTATTGCAGCAACTATGTTATCAAGGAGTAAATAATGCTAGGACTAGACACCATTGTTGGCGTTGGGATGAAGCTGATTGACAAGCTGATTCCAGACCCAGCCGCTAAAGCACAAGCCCAGTTAGAATTAGCCAAACTTGCCCAAGACGGCAAACTGGCTGAAATACAGGCAGATACCGCAGAACAACAAGAGCTGACTAAACGGGCGCAAGCGGACATGGCAAGCGATAGTTGGCTATCTAAAAACATTCGCCCAATGACGTTAATCTTTATTCTGGTTGTGTACACCGCCTTTGCAGGTATGAGTGCAGCCGATGTTGAAGTTAATAATAATTACGTTGAACTGCTTGGGCAGTGGGGCATGCTCATTATGAGCTTTTACTTCGGCGGGCGCACCCTTGAGAAGATTATGGACATGAAGTCGAAAGAAAAAATAGTCGAGGCCGAGTTAAAAGATGCAAAGTAATTTTGAACTGTGCCTAAAGAAGCTGCTTGCCCACGAGGGAGGCTTTGTAAACCATCCACAAGACCCAGGCGGCATGACTAACCTTGGAGTTACTAAGCGGGTTTGGGAAGAGTGGGTCGGACATGAGGTTGACGAGAAGCAGATGCGGGCGCTTACCCCTGAAACCGTTGCACCACTTTATAAAAGGAAGTACTGGGATGCTTGCCGAGCTGATGAGCTTGTGGATGGTGTTGACTACTGCGTTTTTGATGTCGCTGTTAACTCAGGTCCAGGGCGCGCCGTTAAGTTTCTGCAGTCGTGTGTTGGTGTTACTGCTGATGGTGGTTTTGGTCCTGCTACTTTGGCTGCCGTAAAGAAAGCCGAGGAAGACCCAGCTAGACTGGTAGAACTGTATTGCGCAAAACGCCTAGAGTTCTTACAATCACTTAAGACCTTTGAAACCTTTGGTAAGGGCTGGTCAAGGCGCGTTGCCGAGGTCAAAGAAGAAGCACTCAAAATGTTAGGGTAAACCCCATGCCGTTACAGAAGTTACAGTTTCGTCCAGGAATTAACCGAGAAGGCACTGACTACT